ATCAACCAGGCGAACAAAAGCCAAAAGATATATCGGTTGATCAAGAATTGTCTGACAAAGTTGTAGACACTGATAAAGACGAAAGAACTCCGAAAGAAAAACAAATAGATGCTATAGGTGTTCAATCGATATTAACAGGTCAAACTCCACTAGTAAACTATAGTGTAGATGAAGCCAAAAAGTATGGTTTTTACAGAAAAGGAATGAATTGGTACAATTCCGAGGGAGAGTTAATCGGTGAACAAGTATTTGATGAAACGAATAGGAAACCAATAATTCGATCTTTAGCAGAAGCAACTCGTATTAAAGATGATAATGTTAATATTGAAGTTTTAAGACAATTAGGATTGGAAAGATTTACGGATGAGGAAATTATTAATAATGTAAATCAAAATGTATCAAACGTAACACTTTCTCCTGGTAGCAACAATAAATACGGTCTTACAACTCCTGTAAACTATATTGGTTTGGAAAATATTCTAAAAAAAGAAGGTAAGCTTGTAATAACGTATGCTGGTACTGTAAAAAAGATAAGAACGGTATCAAACATAAGAATCGCCGAGTGGTCTACTGCTAAATCGATTTCAAGTACCGATTTTAAGAGAGCTATAATGGCATATCAATTTTATACCAACAACAGTGATAAAGTAGAATTGATAGCTAAGGCAGCTCGTGGTTTAGGTTATGAACAAATGCAAGTTCAAAATTTAAATAATTGGTTTGTAAAAAACGAAATTAAAGTTCCTATGAGACTTTATATTTCCGATGAACTTAGTGAATTTAGAGATACCGGAGTCAGTGTAAATGGTGCCGAAAAACTCAAAGGCACGGGTAAAGCCGATTTAGCATTAACGGCAAATTCTGTACCAAAATTTTGGATATCATATAAACACGGTAACTATTGGTCAGAAGAAGGTTCAGCAAAAGCGTTATCACCCGTACCATTTCAACAATATGGAAGTATAAAAACTTTACACACGAAACTTGGTAGTGAAAAAGGCAAATGGGCAGAGATTATATCAAACTTTTTATCTAAAATTACTGAAAAATTACCATCGCCAACTACGATTCGTAGTGGTTATACCATAAATATAGACGCTAAAAACAGAAAAGTCCGAACCGATGATTCAAATGTATTATTCTCTCAAGAAGAAATAGATTTAATAAATGCAAACGCAGCTTCGGTTCAAACTGTTTTTAAAAACAATCCGGGTTTAGATAAAGAAATGTACTTCTTACCAAGAGGATTTTCTGTTTGGATGGATATGTTAGATGGTACAGAAGAGTCTAAGCAAATTGCTGGTATGACAATATATGGTCTGGACTTTAAGTTGAATTCAACAAATTACGGACCTGAAAATGTACAATGCTTGATTCAAACCAATGAAGTTCTAGACGTAGAATATCATACAAATCAAGAGAATGAACCAGACGGAATAAAAATTTCTACAGATAAAAGAGGCCATATTTTATTTAACCCAAATCTTCCGGCTCCAAAAAACGCTGAGGATCCAATTTTACAATATCGACCTGTAATATATGCACGTTTTACCGAAGAAGAAAATTTCTCTTATACCAAAAAAGGTAAAGTCATATTGTTATTGGGATGTAGAATACTAGTAATGCCTTACGGTAAATTATCAGGTACATCAATAGCATTATGATTATTCAAAAACAATTACTTTGCACATTTTCAAATAGCAGCCAATACACATCTGTATTGAGTGAAATTTCCCAACAATATAATTTAGTTGATAATAAGATTTTCATATTTGCAAACGAAAACAATCTACGTGAACTGTATTTAACTTTCAATGTAGAAAAACGTGAACAAAACAATCGTTATAAAGGCACGATAAGCATACATCGTAAGAAACAGACAAATACATTATATACACTCAATGCAATGAATAAGTTAATTGCTGACGAAAATGGCGGTGTATATGATAAGAACTTTCAATTGAATTGGGATCTATATAAAAATTCGATTATATTAACCAATGATATTGGAGTTAAAATAATTCCATTAAAATTGTTTTCTATCTCCGAAATTTGATATATATTTTTGACTTGATTTTGATTTGCACCTGTTGTAGACTAAGATCAAGTTGGTTATACATGAGTCGAGTGACTCAAAAATAATTAACTAATTAACAATTAATAAATTAAATAAATTATGGCGTTAGATATTAGCAAGCTAAAGAGCCGTTTGAGCTCTCTCTCAAACACAAATCAAAAATCCAACTTGATTTGGAAACCAAAGCCCGGTAAACAAGTAGTTCGTATTGTTCCCTACAAATATTCTCCTGAGAATCCATTTATCGAACTAAAGTTCCATTATAACATCAATAACAAGACTTATCTATCTCCTGATAGTTTCGGTCGTCCAGATCCAATCGTTGAGTTTAGCAACCGTTTGAAGAAGACTGGTTCTAAGGAAGATTGGCAGATGGGTCGTAAGATGGAACCCAAGATGCGTACATTCGCTCCAGTAATCGTTCGTGGTGAAGAACACGAAGGTGTTAAGTTCTGGGGCTTCGGTAAGCAAGTATATCAGGAACTTCTATCCATTATCAGTGATCCTGATTTTGGTGATATTACTGATCTAACCAACGGTCGTGATATTGTTGTTGAGTTCAAGACTGCTGAAGGCGGTGCTAGTTTCCCAGAAACCAGTATTCGCGTTAAGCCAAATGTCAGTGTTGCCATCGATCCAAAGAACACTCAGTTGCTTGATGCTCTAAAGACTCAAGTTAATATTCTGGATCTATTCCCAGAACTTTCCTATGATGAACTCAAGGAAGTGATGGATAAGTGGTTGAATCCTGAGTCAGCATCAGATTCTACTGTTCCAACTGAAACGGCTGCTTCTGCCGATGATGATGAAGCTCCATTTGCAACACCAACTAAGGCTGCTGTAGCTACGGTTCCAGCTTCACCAACCGCTGCTAAAGCAAAGGGTAAGGACAGTGTAGAACAAGCATTTGATGACTTGTTTAACTCCTAAAAAATAAAAATAAGCCGGTGGAGTTTTTATACGCCACCGGCTTTCTAGTTATATACGTTATGGCAAAGAAAAGTGTTACAAAAGAAACTGGACAACGAGACGAATTGGTTGAGTTGTTAGCAAACGAACTAAACAAAGCAAACAAGGATGGTGGCAAGATTGCTTACTTTCTAGACGAACAAGAAAACCCAGCAGAAATTAGCGACTGGATTAGTACAGGTTCTTCTATTTTGGATCTAGCAATCAGTAATCGTCCTCACGGTGGATTGCCTGTTGGTAAGATGGTAGAATTCAACGGTTTGGAAGGAACTGGTAAGAGTCTAGTTTCGGCTCACGTTGTTGCTGATACCCAACGAAAAGGTGGAGTTGCGGTAGTAATTGATACTGAAAACGCAGCTGCTCCTGAGTTCTGGAAGAGTTTGGGTGTAGACTTATCTAAGTTACTATATGTTCAATGTGAAACCGTTGAAGATATTTTTGCTCAGATGGAGAAGATGATCGCAATTGTTCGTAAGAGCAACAAAGATCGTATTCTAACAATTATTGTTGACTCTGTAGCAGCAGCATCAACAAAGGCAGAACTAGAGAGTGATCATGGTAAAGATGGTTACGCAACCGGTAAGAGTATTATTATCAGTAAGGCAATGCGTAAGATTACTACTATGATTGGTCGTCAAAAGGTTCTTACTGTATTCACCAATCAGCTACGTCAGAATCTAAATGCTATGGCATTTGGTGACAAGTATGTAGTAAGTGGTGGTAAGGCTTTGGCATATCATTGTAGTGTACGTGTTCGTTTGAACAACACTGGTAAACTCAAGAAGGGTGAAGAAATCATTGGCAATGAGTGTAAAGCAGTTGTTGTGAAAAATCGTATGGGTCCACCACAACGTCAAGCAAGTTTTGATATCTATTTTGATAGTGGAATTGCTGACTATGGTAGTTGGATTAAAGTTCTAAAAGAACAAAATCTAGTTAAACAGGGTGGTGCATATTACACATACAAGAAAGACGATGGTACTGAATGGAAGTTCCAATCCAAGGACTTTGTAACGACAATGCAGAGTGACAAACAATTGAGTGAAGAAATTTACTTGAAGATTTGTGATGCTGTTATCATGAAATATAAGGATCCCAATAGTCAAATCGTCGAAGATGCTGTAGTATCTACAGACGAAGAAACTGCCGGAAACGAAGAATAAAAAACATGAGTGGATTCAGTTCATCTGAAAAGAAAAGACTGTTTTCTCTCTTTGAAAATATCAAGGAGGATGTTGGAAATGATGGTCTCAAAAAGAACGTCAATTCTGACATCCTCCTTGTTGACGGTCTTAATACCTATATTCGTAGTTTTATGGCTATTCCAACTTTGAACGAAGATGGATTGCATACGGGTGGTATTGCTGGATTTTTAAAGAGTGTTGGCTTTGCAATTAAATTGCTTTCTCCTACCAGAGTTATCATTGTATTTGATGGCAAAGGTGGTAGTCAAAAACGAAGAAAGATATATCCTGGCTATAAAAACGGTAGAAAAACGGATATTAAACTCAATCGTAATTATGAGGAATTATCTTCTTCACAAATCGAATCGGTTAATTTCAAGAAAGAACTTATTCGTACAGTAAATTATTTGGACACGTTGCCTGTTACGGTAATGGCAATTGATCAAATAGAAGCTGACGATACAATAGCTTATTTAGCTAAAGATACATTCAAAGACAGTAATGTAACCATTATGTCTACTGATAAAGATTTTCT